TCAACCCTCGCCGGGCGTATCCTCGATCGTCCACTGTCTCGGCCGATGCTCGGCGAAGAGCGCGATAATCCGCGCCACCTCCGCTTCCATGGCGCGAATCGCCTCGCCGACCGGCGCGGCCGGCGGTCGATCGTCTGTCAGCTTGCCGCAGAGGTCCGCGTCGAGCAGGATGCCAGCGCAGGCGATGATCGAGGCGAGATGCGGCACGCCGGTGACCGGGTCGGCCGCCTCGCCGTTCCACCAGGACGCCAGGTGCCGGTCAAGCGCCGAGCGGTAGACCGAGGCGCGCACGCCGGCGACGCGCCAGTTGTAGGCGCCGTATTTCGCCGCGCCCTCGGCGAAGGCCAGCGCTGCGAAGACCCTGACCGTATCGGGAACCAGGTGAAGCGGCAGCTTCGAGATGGCCAGCGCGTCCTTCGGGTTCGTCGGCTTGGAATCGCTCACGCCGCCCTCCTGATCGAGACCCAGTCCTCGCCGCCCTTGCCCTGCGGCTCCTCGAGCTGGATTTCCCAGCGCGAGGTGATGCCGCGGCGCGGATGCACGAACCAGAGCGGCTGGCAGGGCGAGGCCGGCGGGGCGCGCAGGGCGTTCTTGGCGTATTCGTCCCAGCCCTTGAGCGTGCCCGAGACGATGACGCGCGGCAGCCAGAGCATCTGGTGCCAGTGGCCGATGACGAGCACGTCGTAATCGAGCCCGAGCCCCGCCGCCTGCTTGCCGACCTTGGTCTCGCCGCGCGCGATCGGCCCGAGCGAGCCTATGATGCCGTCGCCGCCCTTCACGCCGAGCATGTCGCCATGCATCGCCAGATAGCGCTGGCCATAGACCCGGTAATGCACCTCGTTGGTGTCGGGAATGTCGAAGGTGATGCGGTCGTCGTCGGCGAAGTGGCGCTGCAGCAGCTGATAGATCAGCCAGTCGAAATTCTTCCAGACATAGCGCTTGAACTCGGGCTTCTGCGTCGCCCGGCCGTGGTTCCCGGCGGCGCAGGGGCAATAGACCTGGCCGAAGGCGTCCGCCATCTGCCCGAGCGCCCAGATCATCAGATCGACGCAGCGCAGCACGGTCGGCAGCACCTCCTCGGCGTCCGTCTTGGCAAGCTCGGGATGCAGCCCGCCGCTGACGAAATCGCCGAGCAGGTTGACGACGATGCCGGGATACTGGCCCGGCCCATGCTCGCGGGCCAGCGAGACCGTGACCTCGACGAGCCGGCGCACGCGCCGCTCGGCGATCCGCGGATCGAAGGCGTTGCGGCCGTTCGTCTCCGAGGACGAGACGACCTCGCCCATGTGCCAGTCCGACCAGACGGTGACGGGAACCTCCGGCGTCTTGGGCCCATGCGAAAGCGGCGCGAGGATCCATGCCGGAGGCGACGCCGGCGGCGTGGCGAGAGAGCCGATCAGTCCGCGCACAACATCGGCGTCGATCTCGGCGCGGTGCAGGTCGCGGAGCTGTTTGCGCAGTCGCACGACCTCGTCTTCGAGGCCGACGAGCTTGCGCCGCTCGGCGGGCTCGACCACTGCCGGCCCGGCGTTCCTGCGCTTCGGGGCGTCCGCAGGACGCGGCGCGGGTTCCGGCGGCGCGACGCCATTGGGCGCAAGCCCGTGCGACGCATGCGCCACCCGCAGCCGGTTGCGCAGCGCCGAGGACGAGATGCCCAGAGCCAGCGCCGCCTCCTTCAGGGCCGAGCGCCCTGCCCCGCCATGGGCGAGCGGCCAGAGCGCGCCGGTCTCGACCGCGATCTCGACGGCCTCGACCGAGCGGCGCGCCTCATCCGCCGAGAGCGGCTGTTGCATGTTCGGCCGCGGCATCAGGCCGGGGCCCCGAGCACGGCGCTCTCCAGAGTCGCGGCGCTCTCCAGCTTCAGCGGCAGGATCAGGCAGACCTGCACGCCTTCGCCGAACAGCACCAGCGCGGCGTCGGGGCCGACCAGCAGGATGACGAGATCGGGCGCGAGCGGCCGGGGCGGCTCGCCATGGGATTGCCGGAGGCTCGCCATGGCGCGGGCCGCGTCATCGTCGCGCCAGAGCAGCAGGCGGGCGCCGCCTTCCGCCATCGTCGTCGCCTCGGTCAGCACCGATTCGAGCGGGCGGCAGCCTTCCTGCGCGAACAGGGCCGATGGATTGAGCAGGATGGCGGCGAGCAGAAGCGCGCCGGCGCGAAGCACGGTCAACATGGCGTTCGTCCTTTCGGGGTGGTCAGGCTGCGGATTTCGGAGGGCGGCGGGGCGAGGGCTGCCCCTCGATGACGCGGTCGATGCGTTCGTTGAGATGGCTGACCTGGCCGCCGACGCCCTCGATCGCGCCGATGATGCGTTCCATCTGCTCGCGCAGGCCGACCTTGGAGACATAGGTCTCGGCGACATGCAGCTTGTGCTCGTGCAACACCGCCTGCAGCACCTCGGCGCGGGCGCCGGCGGCGGCGGCGGCCGTCATCGCCTCGGCTCGCGCCCGGTTGACGATCGTCTCGACCCGGACCCAGGCCGTGGTGACGAAACCGATCACCAGGATCGCGAGGGAAACCAGTTCGGTCGTGACGGTCATCGCACCCCCTTTCGGCCGAAGCCGATCAGCGGGGCGATCTCCTTCAGCGTGTGCCCGCCATTGAAGACGGCGAGCCAGGTCAGCGTCACCGAGCCCCAGGCCGAGACCATCTCGGCGACGGACAGGAGAGGCCTGACGCCGGCATTGCCGCCAAACAGCGCCGTCAGCAGCAGCACGCTCCAGCCGGCGATGATCAGCCCCTGCCACGCGCCGCGCCAGAACTGCCACGCGCCAAAGCCTTTCTCGACCTCGGCCGCCTGCGCGGCCGCGCCGCGCTGCGCCTCGATCTCCCAGAGCCGGATCATCTCCGCCGCGCTCGCCTCGACGCGGGCGACGATCGCCGGGGCCGAGCCTTGCGTCTCGATCGCCTCCTTCACGGCCTCCGGCGTCGCCGGAGTGCCGAGATTGGCGGCCAGCCCCTCGATCGCCTTGCCGGCGAGGCCGCCGACCACGGCCCCGGCCGGGCCGCCGACGGCGGTTCCGATCATTGTGCCGAGCTGCGGCGCGCCGAGTTTGAAGAGCTGGCCCGCGAGCGAGCCGAGCGTGTTGGCGAGATCCATGGTCAGCCTCCAAGGGCGCGGCGGAAGGCGGCGACGAGCCGCGCGAAGAAGCCCGGCGCCGCCGGGACGGGCTCAGGCTCAGGCGGCGGGGGGACGGCGACGGGCGCGGCAGGAAGCGGTGCAGCCGGGGCCGGTGCGACCTTTTCGGGAGCAGGCGGAGAAGGCAGCGGCGGCGCGGCGGTCTCCGACGGCGGCGGCTGGACGGCCGCCACGCCCTTGCCGGGCCAGTCATTGGGCCAGTTCGCCCATTTGCCCTTCCGCAGGGCCGCGGCCTCGGCGCGCATCCGCGCGGCGTAGACGCCGTTCAGGCCGCCGCCATTGTAGACCTCCTCGACCGTGTCGAAGTCGGCGCGGGCCAGCGCCGGCCTGAGCCCGTTCTTGACGAGGAAATTGCTGAAGGCGTGAAGCTGGCGCACCTCGGAATCGGTGAAGGCGTCGAACATCGCCCGCGCCGAGGGGAAGCCGCAGGTCTCATGGTTGAAGCCCATGATCTGGAATTTGCCGATGCTGATCGCCTCGAAGGCGGCGTCGGCGTCGTAATCGATCATGCGCTGCAGCAGCGCGTAACGCGGGCCGGGGCCGTTGGTCATGCGCCTGTAGTGGCCGGACGCCCTGGTCGCGGCGTAGCTCTTGGTCGCAAGGCCAAGCCTGAGCGCCTGCGCCCGCCGGGAGACCGGCAGGGCCGAATGGAACTTGTGCGGCTCGGGCAGGATCTTGATCCGCCCGTCGGGAAACCAGCCGAAGCCGCCCGATTCGACCTCGGCGATGGCCTCCAGCGTGGCGGGGTGGCAGCCCAGCTTCGAGGCGAGCGCCGCCATGTCGTCATTGCCGATCGCCTGCGCGCGGCCCTGTCCCAGCATCATGGCTGGCTCCCATAAAAAAGCCGCCCGGAGGGGCGGCGACACTGGCCGACGGGAAACGTCCGGCCTCAGACGGCCTCGAGGTAGCCGTTCATCCCGAAGACGACGAACATCGTCTCCGGGCCGTTGTTGACGACCGTGCCGGTGATCGGAAAACCGGCCGGGTAGACCAGCGGCGAGACGAAGTGGATGTGCTTGTTGTCGGTCGTCACGGTGTATCCGCCGACGATCGAGAGCCCGTTCTGGCGATGCCGCCGCCCCGTCGTGGTGATCGTGCCGTGCGCCTTCGTCTGGCCGACGATGCCGTTCGGATGCGGGTAGCTCTCCAGCACCACCTGGGACACGCCTGCGGAATAGTCGCAGAGCGCCTTGTCCTGGAAGAACAGGTCGGTGACGCAGGCGCGATGGCCGGCGGGCGCGGTCACCGGGAAAGACCACGTCGTCTCCGCCGGGCCATAGGGGTTGATGAAGTCGATGCTGCGATAGACGCCGTCATTGGGCAGTTCCATCGAGCCGCGCGCATTGAAATAGATGCGCGGCGGCAGGCGCTCGATGATCTCGTCGAGCCTGTCGAGCTTGCCGGACACCTCGTCGAGGCGAGCGCACAGGCCGGGCAGCGACATCAGCGCGATCAGCGCATCGAGCTTTTCGCAAACGCTGGGCAGATCGGTCATCGCCGCGCCTCAGAACTGCTTGGCGAGCGCGACGACGGCCTTGCTCGGCTGCGGCCAACGCTCTTCGCCCTCGGGCGTCGCGCCGGCGTTCCTGGCCAGATCGGCCACGCGGGCCCGCACGGCGTCGATCCAGGCGCGGCCCTCGCGCGCTGTCTTCACCATCTCGCGCTCGGCCTTGGTGCGGTCGGCCTCCGCCGTCGCCGCGATCAGCGCCATGGCGAGGCTGAGATTGGCCTGGCCCGTCGCGCTGATGACGCCATGGATCAGGCGGCCCGCCTCATCTTTCAGGCCGATGAGCACGGACGTCGGGTCGGGCTTCGGGGCGGAAGGCGCGGTGAACGTCTCGCCATCGTGACGCCACCCCTCGGCGACCTCGGCCGGGGCCTCGATCCAGCCATGCCCCGCCCCGAACAGCGCTTCGAGGTCGAACTCGGCCGGCAGGTCCTTCGTCTCGACGACAAGGCCATCGGCGAGCCGCGCATAGTGTTTCATGGTCATGTTATTTGTCCCCGTCACGGCGCGAAGCGGCTAAAATACTGGATCTGGATGATTCCAGCCCCACCGTTGCCGCCGAACTGAAAATTACCTCCACCATCAGCGCCGCCCGGCCCGCCGCCGCCGGGTGAAGACCCCGGATTGTTGATCCCGCTATTGGTGAAGGGACGCTGCGTGGGCTGTCCCCAGATCGAGCCGCCGCCGGTGCCGACAATGCCTTCGCACCCGATTTGGCCAGCATAATTGACGTTGCCGCCGGTGCCGTTGCCGCCAATGACCTGCACGGCGTTGACGCCATTATTGGCCCCGTTGCCCGCGGCGCCGCCGGTTCCGGTTCTGCCAAACATGGCGCTGGTTCCGCCGGCCGTGCCGGTAAAGCCCGCGCCCGACGGGCTGGCGAGGCCACCTTGGCCGACGGTATAGGCGTTGCTCGATCCGGGCGTGACCGCCACGGCAAAGCTCTCGGACGCACCGCCGCCACCGCCGCCACCCGCGCGCGACGCGCTCGTCCCCGAGTTGCCGCCGCTGCCGCCGCCGCCGATGACCATGAGACGGCTGATGATCGACACGTCCGCCGGGGCATCCCAGTTGCCGGACGCCGCCGTCAGCGCGACCGTGCGAAGCGTGCCGGCCGTGATGCTGCGGACCTTGGCCGGCGAGATGCCGGTGATGACGAAGGCCGTGCCGGTGGCGACGACATGGACCCGCTCGCCGGCGACCCAGTTCAACGCCTCGATCGGCGATCCATCGGCCCATGTGATCGGCAGCGCCGCAAACCCGTTCAGCGCGAGCGTCGTGCCGCCGTCTGCCGAATCCGAGGCCGGGACGAAGACGAAGGTCGCGCCGGTGATCTCGCTATAGGCCGTGATGGCGGGGTCGAGCACGGCGGTCAGACCGGTCGCCGTGCCGCCGATGGCGGAGAGATACCAGAACCCCCTGCGGACGGAACGAGTCAGCAGATCGTCGTCGAGATTGGTGACAGGATGGCCCGATTTCCGGACGAGCGAGCGCAGATTGGCGATCAGCGCATTGAGCAGACCGGCGCGCCATTCCGTTCCGTCGCGCGCCTCCGGCGAGCTGCAGTCCTTGAACCAGTCATCCGCGTCTCCGCCGGCGTTCAGCGGGTTGACCGCCGGGCGCGTGGCGGAACCACGCGCCGCGAACCACGCGGTCGGTCCCCAGAGATTGGTCATGTCGGTGTCCTCAGACGGTTGAGAAGATCAGGTCGGCATGCGCCGGGGCGATGCGTCGGATCAGGCATGCGAGCGGGGCAATGCCGGGATCGCAGTCGAAGGCATCGCCGAGCAGCATGAGGCCCATGATCGGGCCGGTCGCGGCCGGGATCGTGTAGGCGGGCGAGGCCGCGAGGTTGACGGCGATGCGCCAGGCCACGCCCTGCTCGGCCCCCATGATGATCGTGCCCATCAGGCCAAAGCCCATGGCGCAGTCCTCGACGACGGTGACGAACTCCTGCGCGATCGCGATCGACCAGCCGCGCTTCAGCGCGGCGGCCTCGGCATAGGCCGGGATCGAATCGCCGACGGCGTTGACCTTTTCGCAGACGTCCGCGAACGGGTCGCAGCCATCGGGCACGCCATGCTCGAGCGCCCAGAGATCGAGCGTCTCGTTCGCGGTCGAGCAGAAGAACTCGTCGATCAGCGCGCAGAAGCGCCGCTCGGTCGGGCCGAAGGCCGCGCCGAACGCGGCAAAGACCCGGCCCATGCCGGAGCCTTCCAGCCCGTCATGGCCGCCATTGCGCCAGGCGTCGCCGCGCGGGCGCAAGTCCGCGATCCACTGCGCGACCTCCTCGTCGCTGTGGCAGAGATCGGTGCTGGCCATGATGCGCTCAGGCGAAGGTGAGGGAACCGGGCACGGCCGTCTGGCCGGCCGTCAGCGTCGTGTCGGTCGTCGGCGTCACCAGCACATGGCGTTGCTCGCCCGAGGCGTTCGCCGCCGCCTGCCAGAGCCAGGACCGAGAGAATATCTCCGGCGTCGCGAGGAACGGCATGGAGGGGTGCGGCTCGGCGAGCCCCGAGACGCGGGAGTTGCGGAAGAACGTGGTCGCGATCTCGGCCGCGACCGCCGCCTGCACCTCTGGCGTGTTCGGCGACAGGCCGGAGAAGGTGATGTCGATCGGCACGGCTTCCGGGATCCGCACCACCGGCAGCGCCGCGCCGGCGCCGGCCTCGCGCAAGGCGAGGCGCACCGCCTGCCGGTCGCTTTCCAGCGGGATGCCGTTTGGGCGCGACAGGTCGAAAAAAGGATAGATGACGACGGTGCCTCGGCCATGGCCGAGCGGCTCGATGAAGGCCCGCGTCACGCCGGGCACGGCGAGCGCATAGCGCAGCCAGTCGGCCGGCGCGCCGGCATGGTCGGGGAACGCCTTGGCGAAGAGCAGCCGGGCGCGATAGGCGTCCGGTTCCTCGCGGTCGGCCGCGCCGCCGAGCCCGTCGGCCGCCACCGCGAAGGTCGCCGTGCCGGTCAGGCCCGCGCTCGCGGCCAGCACGGCGTCGGCATCCGTCGCGCCGTTCGCGCCGGCCACCGCCGCCGTGACCTGCACGGTCGCGGAGCCGGCCCCGGCCAGCACGATGCCGGCGTCGACCGTGAAGACCGCGCCATCGGAGCGGGTCAGGGTCGCGCCCGTGTCGAGCGTGATCGCGGTCGTGGCGGTGACGGTGACCGGGCCCTTTGCGGGCGTCGCCCCCTTGCGCGGCACGGCGGGCTTCATCTCCGCCCCGTGCCGGTCGAGCTGGTCGTCGGCGCAGGTCAGGACGAAGCGCTGGTCGGCCGCAAAGGCGGCGAAGCGCTCGAGCTCATAACGCACCCCGCCGATGATCTTGGCCGTGGGTTTGAGGTTGTTGCGGGCAAGCGCCGCGTCGGCGCCCGGCAGATTGGCGTTGAAGGCGCGGACGGTGTCGGTGACGAGTTCGCGAAGGCTGCGCGTGATCCAGGGCATGCGGTCAGCCTCTCGCCTCGTTCTGAAGGTCGCGCCAGAGCCGGGCGAAGCGCTGGCTGTAGGCGAGTTCGCCGGCCCGGTCGGTGATTTGGATATCGAGCCAGACGCCCCGGCGCGGGTTTTCGATCAGCCCGGCCTCGACCGTGACCGAGGCCGCGACCCTGTCGCGCAGCATCCAGGCGAGTGCTTCCGCTGCATAGATCCGGGCGCGCTCGGAGATGGCCGGCGTCGCGACCTCGTTCTTCAGCGTCCAGAGCAGGCTGCCGTCCTCCTCGGGCTCCTCGCCCTCGGGCGCGACGCGCGCGCCCCACCAGCCGCGCCGGTCTGTCACGTCGGGCCGCCAGCCTTCCGGCGCGCGGTTGTCGGTGAAGAGCGAATTGACGACGGCCGAGGCAAGCTGGCCCGTGGCGTCGAGCCCGCCGGGGTTGACCGGGTCGGCGGCGGGTGCAACGCGCCAGTCGCCGAGCTGCTCGGCCTCGTCCCAGAACGTCGCCCAGAACAGCGCAGGCTCGGCGGCCGCAGCCCGTGAGATCGCGATGTCGTAACTCATAGGATCGCGAAGACCTTGTTGGAAAAGCCGGCCTCGGTGGCGACGCGCGTGCCGCCCGGCCCGCCGAGATCGATGCGCGTGTCGCTCATCGTCACGGTCAGCGCCCCGCGTTTCAGCGTGATCGTGCCGGTGTCGGCCTCGACCATGACGCCGCCCGCGACCACCTTAACCCGCACGCCCTCGCCGGCCTTGGCGAAGATGAGGTTGCCGGAGGAATCGTAGAGGACGGCCGCGCCGGTCGGCACGCTTTTTGGCCGGCCTTCCGTCTCGAAGCCGAGCGCGACGAGCCGGTCGGACGAGCCGAGCCGGATGAAGTCCCCGACCGCGCCGACCGGTGGATTGGACGAGAACCCGTGCGGCTGGGCGCGGCGGACCTTCTCGAAGCGCTCGCCCCTGAAGCCCTCCACAGTCATGAGCTGCGTGCCGGCGCTGTCGTCGAGCGAGACGAGCTTGCCGCGCGTCAGGGTCGAGGCCTCGCGGAAATCGTTCATCGCATCACTCGTCGTCGCCGCCGGCCTTGCCGGTCTCCAGGCTCTTGCCCGATTTCGAGCCCTTCCCCTTCTTGCCGCCGAAGGTGCGCGGATCGACCATGCTCAGCACGGCCTGCGTGCCCTCGGTGTCGGCCTGGCGCAGCGAGACCTTCTTGATCAGCATGTCCTGCGTGATGCCGAGCGACGGGATTTCGACCGGCGCGAGCCAGCCGGGCGTCCAGATGACGTCACCTTCGTCGCGCCAGCCGGGAACCGTGATTTCGGCCGTGGTGCCCTCGCCCGAGGCGCGGTCGCGGTGCCATTTCGCGCGAGCGCGGGCGTCATTCTTCTTCACCGTCTCGGGCGGCACGATGATGCGCGTGCGGTTGCGGGTGATGGTCTCGTCGGTCGCCTCATCCTCGATCTGCAATTCGTCGGGGCCGTAGCCGTCGGGCGCCTGCGCCCGGACCTTGACCTTGGAGAATTTCTTGCTGTCGTCGAACACGGCCGAGGCGTCAGCGACGTTGCGGCCCTCGGTGAAGCCGCTGGCATGGCGCTTCGTGCCCGCCTTCGTCAGCTTGAGGTTGCCCTCCGCCGTGTCGGAGATGGTGACGCCCTCGGCCCGCGCGACGCGCTCGCCGAAGGAGAAGATCGTCTCGCCCGGCCGCAGCCGCGCGATGTCGCGGGGCTTGAGGTCGATATCGCTCTCGACCTTGACCCCGACCTTCGCCGCCAGCGGCTCGAGTGCGTCCTTCGCCGTCTTGTCGCGGAACTCGCCGGTCTCGTGCTCGGCGCTGGAATCGACCGCGTCGCCGGTTTTGGACCGGCCCGCGATCGGCAGTTCGGCCTCGGCCGAGCGCAGGCTCGGGCTGCGCTTCTCGACATGGCCGGTCAGCAGCAGGTCGCCGCCCTGCGCATCGGGCTGGAAGGCCGCGCCATCGCTGGCGAGCGCATGGATGGTGCAGGCCGGCGAGTTCGCCAGCGCGTCGAGCAGTTGCGCCTGCGTCATGCCGGGCTGCTTGACCTTGGCCTCGAAGGAGCGCGCCGCCTCGTCCATGGCGATCTCGATCGCGATCGTGACCGGCCGAAGCACGAGGCCGCCGACCTTCAGCGTGACGATCTCGAATGCCATGATGCGCGCTCAGTTCGCCAGAGCCTCGAAACGCTCGGGCATGAAGCCGGGGTGGTAGGCCCCGGCCCGGTCGGCAAGCTCCGTTGCCCGCAGCGGGTCGGCATAGAGCGCATGCGCCCAGACCAGCGAGGGGAGACGACGGCCGGCGGAGACGGTGATGATCGGCGCGAGATCGGCCTCCTGCCGCAGCACGAGCTCGGCGACGAGGCCGCGCAGGGCCGAGAGCTCGCGGGCGAGATCGAGCCCGGCCCGTCCGGCGCGCGACAGCGCGTCGTCGAAGACGGCGGTGGCGATGCCGCGCGCGATGACGGCCTCGGGCCGGTCGCGATAGCTCCGCCGCGCCGAGGCCTCGGCGAGCGCCAGAGCCCGGCTCGCGGCCGTCAGCGTCACGGCTTCCGCCGCATTCGCCGCGATGAGCAGCGCCGTGCCGCGGCTGACCTGGGCAGGGGCGGCGTCGGACGGCGCGCCGATCGACACGATGGTCTGCGCCAGAAGCGCCGGATCGGCGACGTCCCCGAGCATGATCGCGGCGTCGGCCAGCGCCAGCCCGAAGGCTGCGGGCTGGCCGGGGAAGTCGGCGAGCGCGACGGTGGCGGCGGTGAAGGCGGGCGCGGCGAGCGCCAGCGCCTCGGGCGAGAGCCTGACCGAATCGCGCAGCGCCACGAGATCGCCGAGCGCGCCGGCTGCCGCCTCGAAGGCGGCGTCCTGCACGGTCGAAGGCTGGCCGGCGAGCCTGAAGGCGGAACCGGCGAAGGCCCCGAAGGCATCCCGCGCCAACAGCGCCGTCGCGAAGATCCGTGCCGCCATCGCGAAGGCCGAGAGCCCGCCGGTGGCGATGGCGGGCTCGGCCACCGCCTCGAGCGAGACCGAGATGTAACCGAGCTTGTCCTTCTCGAATTCGCGGGTGGCCTTGGTCAGGCGCACCAGGCCGGGCGCGGCGTCGGGCAGGATCAGCACGCCGCGATGGTTGCTTTCGGCGGCCGACAGAAGCGCGGCCGCGCGTTCGCGGCAGGCGGGGCCGGTCAGATAGGCCTCGACCTCGAATGTGCGCGCGGCCGGGCCGAAGCTCTCATTGACGTGGCGGCCATTGGGGAAGGTGGTGGTGTTGACGCGGTGCCCGGCCTCGATCGTGGCGCTCTCGACATGGAAGCCGAGGCCGTTGAACGAGGCCGGCTGGAGCCGGGAGGGCCAGTCGGTCATCTATCGCACCTCTGGCATGCTGCGGCCGACGGGAAGCCCGCCCGCCCCTGTCCCGAAGGAGAGCGAGGGCATGCGCAGCGTGTTCAGCGTCTGCTGCATCCGCGCCACCGACGCGGCGACGGCCGCCTCGGCCTGCGACAGTCCCGACGATATGCCGGTGCCCAGCGCCGTGCCCGCGCTCGCGCCGACCGGGCCGAGGCTCTCGATCGTTGTCCGCACATCGGCGACCTTGGCCTGCGCCTCGGCCAGCGGGGCGGGATCGACCGGCTGCCACTTCATCCGGTCCAGACCCGGCTTCATGTCTGCGCGGAACTGGTCGAGCCCGGCGCGGAAGCTTTCCAGCCAACCCTTCGACTGCGCCGGCGGGGGCGCGGGGGCGGTAGCCGCAGCCGCTGGCGAAACACGCGAAACCACATCATCCAGAACAACGACTGGAGCGCCGCTCGCAACACTGGGAGGACGAGACGGCGAAGCAGACCATGCCGCACCGCGCTGGCGCTCGCGGGCCATATCGCCAGCCGCCTCGGCTTCGCGGGAGTTGAAGTTCAATTCCGGGAGATTATGCAGTCCGGCGAGACGTTGCTGATCACGGGCAACAGACTTTAACTCTGCGTCCGACAGAGGGATGCTTTTCACAACCCCGTTGCGTTTTCGTTCAAGCTCGGCGAGCCGCTCCTCGGCTCTTTTCCTGATGGATCCTTCCGGGGCAAGTCGCAGTATCTCGCGCTCACGCTCAATATCTTCTTCGAGATTCTTATCGGCGTACAGATCGCGCGGGCCACCGTTCGCTTCCTCGCCGCGTCTGGCTATCCTTGATGCCTCAAGGCGATCAGGCTCTGTGACGGCGAGGCGTCCCATCCCCTCCCGACCTTCGGCCGCGCTTTTGCTGGCACCATCGATGACATCGCCGACGATGCGTTTCACAGCGCCGACAAACCCTTCGGAGCGCGCAGCTTCGGCCGCCCGCTCCATGGCTTCGGCGATAGAGTTCAGATTTTCTCCGGCACTTTTGAATGCCGGAGAGCCCGCTTCCGACGCCAGCGAGCCCAGCGAGGTCTTCGCCCGATCCGCCGCTTCCTTGAAACGGTCGAGCGTGGCCCGCGCATCGGCGCTGATCCGCAGGAAATCCTTGTCGATCGTGCCGCCTGCGCCCTGCAGCTGCTGGCGCAGCTCGAGCATCTTCTGCATGCCGGCGAGCAGCGGCCGCATGCCGCGCTGCACCTCCATGTCCTTGAAGAGCTGGGGCACCTTGGACAGGTCGCCTTTCAGGGCCTGATTGGACAGGTCGAGGAAGACATCGAGCAGATCCTTGCCCTCGGCGCGGGCCTTCTTCATCGCCTTGGGCAGATCGACGCCCATATCCTTGAAGTTCTTGACCGTCTGCTCGGATTCCATCTTCGCGAAGATGTTCTGGGCCGACGACGCCGCCTCCTCGGCCGACCCCGTGCCGGAGCGGATGACCTGCAGCATGGCGACGAGGTTACGCAGGCCCTCCTGGCCCGATTTGCCGATCGCCTTGTAGGCCGGCAGCATCGAGGGCAGGTATCGGGCCATGTCCTTCAGCTCAAACTTGCCGAGCTTGCCGCCCATGGCGAGCGTGTCCTGTGCCGCGCCCAGTTCGGCGATCGAAATCTTCATGTGGTCGATCAGCGCGGTCGACGAGTTCGCGATGTCGTCGACGCCCGCGCCGGACGCCTGCGCCGTCTTGAGGACGGAGGGCATCATCTTCATCGCGTCGGTGAAATCGCGGCCCGAGGCGGTGATCGCGTCGAGGCCCTTCTGCGCCGGGTCGAACAGCGTGCCGGTCTCGCGCGCCATGGCGCGCAGCTGCTCGGTGCCGCGCCGGGTCTGCTCGACGGTGGCATCGCCCGTGATGCCTGTGCGCGCCATGGCGCGGTCCACATCGGCGAAGCGGGCGGTGGCCTCCTTCAGCTTCTGCAGGCCGGCGCCCGCGCCGAGCCCGGCCGCGAGCGTGCCAATCCCGCCGCGCAACAGCGCCGAAGTGCGCTCCATCCGGTCGAGATGGCGGAACTGGCCGGCCGCCTGGTTCAGGCCCGCGACGGCCCTGGTCTGCGTGCGACGGAAGGCGTCGAGATCACGCGCGGCCGAGCTCAGGCCCGGCCGCAGCTTGTTCTGGGCGGTGATGACCGCCTCGGCGCGGGCGACAGTGGCCATGGCGGTCTCGTCAGGTCAGGAAATCGGCCCAGAGCCGGAGCCGGGGCAGCGACATCGGGGCGACATCCGACAGGGTGACGCCCGTGGCGATCAGGGCGCGGATGCGGGCTTCAACGACATCCGCGCGTTCTGAAAAAAACCGCAGATCGCGTCCTCGATCAGGAGGCCAAGCGCCGTGTCGCGCTCGCGGCCGACCATGTCGGCGTCGTGCCCGTCGATCAGGCGCTGGAACCAGAGCTTCAGCCGCTCGCGATCGAGCGACTGCACGCCGCGCCCGGCCGAATCGAAGAACCACGTCACCGGGTCGCCGATCTCGACGACATCCATGACGCAGGGCGGGCGCAGAACGAGCGAGCCCTTCGGATCGCCATGGTGCAGGATCGGCGCGGAAAACCAGATCGTGACCGAGCCGTCCGGCAGGTCCTCGCGGCGCGGGGCGAGCGGGGCGGTGCTCATCGGCGCGTCGCCAGATAGCCTTCGGCGACGCCGGTGATGCCGGAGAGCTCGCCGGTCATCTGGTCGACCTGCGGGTCGCCGGTCAGGACGCAGCGCGAATAGGTGTAATCCATTCGCTCGGTGTCCATCAGGAAGGTGAAGTCCACCTTATCGAAGGCCATCAGCGCCGTGACATCGACCGGGTTGCCGTCGCGGTCCTTGTCGGCCAGGGCGAGCGCGAAGCGATAGCCCATCACGGTGTGCGAGCGGTCGACGCTGCCGTCCATGTTGACGACGGCCTCGCTCGACAGATTGTGCGGGTTGCGGGTCAGCGAACCGCGAATCGACAGGTTCTGGCCGGTCGGCAGGCGGAATTTGGCGAGGCCGCCATTATTGGACATGAGGCGTGCTCCGGGGAAACGGGGACGGGGAAGGAAGGGCCCGCCGCGTCAGCGCGGCGGGCGGGATGTGGCCGGGCTTTACGCCGCGGCGGGATACTGCGCGTAGATCGTCGCGTTGGCGGCGAGGATGTCGAGCGGGTTCACCCGGTCGAGATCCATGCCGATGTTGACGCGGGCCGGATTGCCGGCATCGCGAAGGACCTGCGCGCGGCGGGAGAATTCCGTCTTGTTCTCGAAGAGGCCGCGATCGACGAGGTCGCCATAGAGCGCGATCACATCGGCCTTGATGTCGGCAGGGGTCGAGATCGCCGGCAGGTTGCCGGGGTTGGCGTCGGCGACCGCCTTGTTGGCGTGGCGGAACGACAGGCCGGCGCGCATGTAGCGCAGACCATGCATTACCTGCGCGATCGACTGTACGTCGCGGAAGACGGTGTCCGGCTGGCCGGCGGCGTTGGTGCGCTGCATCGTGACGCATTTGTCGATCACGACCTGGCCGACGCCGTTGACCTTCCAGGTCGACATGCCGGAGCCGAGCAGCGTGTTGCGCACCACATAATTCGGCCAGAGCGTCCGGTCACGCGGCGGGCGGATGCCTTCCAGCACGAGATCGGACATGTTGCGCGCGGCGTTGCCGCTGACATCGTCGGCGAGCCAGGGCAGCTGGCGAGCGACATAGGCCGCGAGCATCTCCCAGGACGGCGTCGGCGCGGCGACGCGGGCCAGCGCCGAGACGTGGCGCGAATTGCGCGCCAGGCCGAAGGTCGTGTTGTCGCCGGTGTTGCCGGTGTTGACCGTGAAGTAGTGGCCATAGAGCTGCGCATTCCAGGCCCAGCGGCCCGAGAGGTCCGACAGCGCCGCTTCAGCCGCTTCGACATTGGCCGTCTCGGCGAAGGGCGAGATGATCCAGTCGAAGGGCTCGTCGCCCAGCGCCGCGAGCGCCGCCGAGACGGAAGCCGTACCGGTGGCGGGCACGGTCTGCGCCACGACGATCTTGCCGGCATAGAGATTGCCGGCCAGACCCGGATCGGTCGTCAGCTCGAGCTCGTTCAGGGTGGTGCCGGCGTGGCGGGCGGTGACCGTCACGATATTGGTCGCGACCGTGGCCGTGACGGGCAGATAGGCCAGCGTCACGGGATCGACGAAGGCGTTGATCGCGGCGGCGAGATTGGCGGCCGAGGTGTTGACGGCTTCCGAAGCGCCGGCATTGACGGCGACCTTGCGGCCGGCGATCTCGAAGACGCCGTCACCGCCGGCTGCATCCAGCGCGCTCAGGGTCAGCGTCCAGGCGCCGGCATTGCCGGTCACCGGCACGGCCGCGATCCAGAGTTCCTGGACCGGCGCATGGCGGCGGGCGACGCGGAAGGCCTCGTAAAGCTGCGAGCCGACGCCGGCGAGCTGGGCCGCCTCCTCGTTCGTCGAGCACAGCGCCAGCACGTTGTCGGCCAGCGAGCCGGCAGCCGACTTGTGGCCCAGCACGAGGCCGCGCGACTTCGATTCGAACTGCCCGCCGGAATTGACCTCGAAGAAATTGCCCGGCGCGATCAGGCCAGCGCCGGGGATGAAGTTGAACAGCACGGCCATGAATGGCGCTCCTGTGTTGGAACTGGAGGGATCAGGATTTCGTCTTGGCCGGCTTTTCGGCCGCAGGTTCGGGCGGTGAGACCAGCGAGCGGTCGGCGATCAGCGCCGCGAAGAACGGGTCGATCACCGAGACGGTGAAGGGCTCCGCCGGCAGCATCCGGCCGGGCACGCCGGGCCAGGGCACGATGGCCTGCGGATTGGCGAGGACCACGGTCCTGATCAGCGGGTTGTCGGTCATGAGGGCCTCGGATGTCAGAGCAGTATCTGGCCGGCGACATCGCCGACCGGGGGCTCGGCGGACGCGTCGGCGGCGGGCGGCGGCGTATCGCCGGCCGCGCGGGTGAGGTTCAGCGCAAGGCGCAAATCGTTCAGCGCCGGGAAGGCCTTCGGCGAGCCCAGCAGATCGGCCAGCAGCGCCACATGGCGGCCGCCATAGCTCTCCGCCGGCAGCGCCTTCGCCACGTCGCGCAGGGGCTGCGGCAGACGGTCGAGCCCGGTTGCGCCGGCGACTGGCCAGCGCTCGCGCTCGCGGACGCGGCAGGTCAATTCGAGCCGCCGGGCCGAAAGCCGGATGTCGTTGTCGGCGTCGCGCCAGGGCTGGCTTTCGACGCCCTCGATGGTGACGAGGATCGAGGCCAGCAGCGCGCCGGTGCGGGCGTCCGCGAGCCGCTGCAAAATCTGGTCCTCGATCATGTCGAGGATGGCCTCGGCCAGCGAATCGGACGGGCCGTAGGGCGCGATCGCATCATCCGAGAGCGCGACCGGCACCTGAATCTCGAAGGCGAGCGTGACATGCGTCTCGCCGTCGCCCGGCAGCGTCACGTCCTGGGCCGTGCCCTGCGCCTTCGTCTTGTCCTCGTCGGTGTAGACCACGATGAGCGGCGTGCGCGCCTCGGCCTCGGTCTGCGCGACGGCGGTGATCTGCGTGTCGAAGACCCGGCCCGCCGCATAGGTCGGCCAGGCCGGATCGGCGGCGACGATCTGCGCATAGGGCGCAAGCGTTTCCACCGCGGCGAGCCGCAGTGCGAGGCGGGACAGCGACATCGCTCAGACCTTGAGGTTCAGGCCGAGATGCAGGCCCTCGCCGCCATCCGGCATCGGCTCGGAGACGACGTAGCGGACGTCCGGACGGTCGTCATAGGCGAGTTCGTCGCCCTTGCCCGGCCGCCAGGCCAGCACGGAGGGCTGCACCGTGGCGATGTGGCGAAAGCCGGCCGAAGCCAGCTTGAAATGGCCAGAGGGGACCGGCATGCCCTGCCCGCCCAGCTGCACGCGCTCCGACCATTCAGATCGGATGACGGCGACGCCCGCCAGCGTGGCGCGGGATGCATCAGTGACGCTTGGCCCGTTGACGCCGGCGGGGCCGGGCTTCATCGGATAAAGCGTGGCCGTGCGGCCAAACAGCGCCTGGCTGGTGCGCAGCATGATGGCGTCGAGCGCGTCGAAAGGCGACATCAATAGCCCCGCAGCACGGCGTAAAGCGCCTCGCGCAGATGATGCGGCAGGCGCGCCGCCGCCTGCTGTTCCCAGCCGGCCTTGACGGACGAGGTCTGCATCGCCTCGGGCACGCCGGGGCCGAGCGGACGGTCGAGCGTCCATTTGCCCGTGCCGGTGCGCCGCCAGACGACATGTGAGATGCGCGATTTGCGGCGGCGCGGGAACTTGCCGCCGAGATAGAACGACCGCGCGATCGCCTTGCGCGCGCCGAGCCAGTTGATCGAGGCCCCGGCGGGGGCTTCCTTCGGCTGGTAGTAGATCGCCGGCAGGCCCTTGCCGAAGCCCGACAGCGAGAATTCGAGACGCCCGGCGCTGGCCTTGCGGACGCTGGTCGAGCGCGTGACGGCCTTGGCCGGCGTGCCCTTCGCATAAGGGTGCGCTCGCAGGCCCAGCACCTTGCGGATGGTGCGCTTGGCCGAGTTGGCCACCGGCACGCCGGCGCGGTTGAGCGCCCGCGATAAAGCGATGTCGGCGCGCCCGCCGGCGGCGGCGATCAGGTTGTCGAGGCCCTTCAGGTCGACATGGGTGCGGATGACGAGATCGCTCACCTCACCGCCCTCCCCTGCGCGCAAGCACGGCCTGGGCGGCGCGCGCGACGCCCGCGCTCGCCCGGCGAAAATCGGTTCTGGCGGAGACGGCGGCGGCTCTTGCCGCTGACGCCGCCTCCTGCCACGACCCGCGCACGGCCGCGACGCCGGCTTGGGCGATCAAGCCCCGCCGCTCGCCGCAACCGCCGCCGCAGGACATCGTCAGGCGACGCCGTTGAGGCGCACCGGAAGGGTGGCGTCGCCGCCGGCCGCTGCCGCAAGGCCGGCATGGATGCCGGCCTTGACGTTGGAGCCGACGGTCGTGGTGATGCTCTTGGCGGTGTCGTCCCAATAGACGATCGCGCCGGGAGCGGGCGTGTTGGCCGCCGTCTTCGGCAGGGTGTAGATGCCCTTCAGGTCGAGGATCGACTTCTCGCCCTCGGCGGCAGAATGGCGCACGACGCCGAAGATCGCGCCGAGCAGGAAGCCGGCACCGCCGACGACGCCGCCCGACGGCGCGAGGAAGTCGATGGAATCGGCGGCGGGCTGGATGGCGTTCTTCATGATGATGTCTCCCGGAAGGTTTGCGTCAGGCCTTTACAAATCCCGCCGACAGCCCTGCTGAGGACTTGCCGGCGGGATCGTCTAAAACCCTGCTGCGGAGGCAGATCGGGGCGGATCAGGCCCCGATGTTCTTGTAGGCGCCGCGGAAGTCGATCGCGCCGCAGCCGAAGTCGTGCTCGAGGCTCATCTTGGTGCCCTGCACGCCGAACGGGTCCTCCATCCGCATGCGCGGCGCGGTGTAGCCGTCGAGCAGGCCCCATTCGAAGACCGGCGCGGCGGACGGCGCGGCGAACATGTGCCAGGCGTTGCCGGTGATCTTTTCCGTCACCACCAGCGAGAGCGCCCCGGAGAACGGATTGACGTTGCCGGCCTGCTGGGCCTGCACCGGCGCGAGGATCTGCTGCGCCTCGGTCTCCTTGTCGGGCCCGACCAGCAGGATCGTTGCCGGCAGGTTGAGCTCGACGCCGTCCTTGCTCTTGCGCTTACGCAGAGCGGCGCGGCCGAGCGACAGCGACGGCACGGTGATGGCGGCGTTGACGGCGGCGAGCGTCGCGTCGGTGGTGTTGAAGAGCTGGCGGGTCGTCTCCAGCAGCGTCGGGCCGTTCGCGCCGCCGCCGCCGAAGGCCATGGCGTAGAAGGTGCGGTCCTCGAAGCGGGCGACCGCGTTGCCGCGATCGTTCAGCACCTGGGCGATGGCGTTGAGGTTGTCGTTGACCAACATGGCGCGCGACAGCAGCACCTGCACGCCATAGGCCAGGACCCGCGTGCTTTCCTTGCTCTCGCCGAAGGTGCCGGCCTTGATCTCGCCGCCTTCGGGATTGACCGGCTGCAGATCCGGGAAGTCGCCGGCGCGCACGGAGTTGTGCGGGCGGAAGTCGTTATAGGTGCGCTGGCGCGCGATCATCCGGAAGGTTGGCTGCGCCAGGGCATAGCGGGCGGCCAGCGACTGGTTGAGGACGTTCTCGAACAGGATCGGGAAGTCGCTGGTGGTGTGGAAGGCGCGGCGCAGCATGTCCTCGCGGGCGCCGAAAGAGCCGGGCACGCGGCGCTCGCCGAGCCGCTCGGCGGCGAGATCGATCAGGCTGTGGCTCATGAAGCCGCGCGCGGCCTCCGACGGCACAGCGGGCGTGGCCGAGGCCGGCGCGAGCCGGATGGTCAGGGCCTCCTGCATCGCGGCGCGGCGGGTCTCGGTCTCGTCCTGCTCGACGCGAATATGGCTCGCGGGCGTCTGGCGACCGACAAGCGTGTCGAAGGCCTGGGCGCGGAACGCCTCGACCGTCACTCCCGACGCCACGGCGGCGCGGGACGCCTCGGGCGTCATGCCGGCGCGGGTCGCGATATCGAGAATGCCCGCCGAACGGGCACGCTCGGCGCGCAGCATTGCGCCGTCGTCGGCCGGAGCAGCCGCGATCCGCGCCTCCTCGGCGGTGATCTGGGCGCGGACGGCGTCGGCGCGCTCGACCAGATCGGCATGATCCTTCTCGATGGCGCGGACGGCGTCGGGGCCGAGACCGTCGACCATCTCGCCGAGCTTGCGCTCGGCCTGGCCGGTCAGGTCGGCGAGCTGCGTGCGCATCGCCAGCAGGGCCGGCGACGCCTCGATGGCGTGGCGCAGCCAGCCGAGATCGCCCGGCGCGCCAGTGATCGGCGCGGGCAGCGCAGCGTCAGGAAGGAGGGCGAGCGTGACGAAGGCGAAAACGGCCGCGAACAGGCCGAAGGTGAGGAAGCGACCCTTCATGGTCATTCTCCTGAGATGTGAACCGGGACCGTGGAGGGGCCCCTCCTGCGGTCCCGGTGGACGCAGGGGGCAAAGGCGATGTCAGGCGGTGAGGTGGCGGGCGCGCAGGCGCATCCGGGCGAGCGCATCGGCCGTGCGGGCCTGCATCTCGATCGACAGCGGGAAGGACTGCACGTCCTCGGAACGGACCTGCGCCCGCGCATCGGCGGGGATGGTCACGAAGGAAATCTCGTAGGGCGTCCAGCGCTCGACGATGCGCTTTTCGATCTCGCCCTTTTTCTCGGCCTCGACGACGCGGGCCTGATCGATGCTGTAGCCAACCGAGACGCTGCGGATGATGCGCTCGCTGACCAGCCCGAACATGCGGTCGGAAGCAGCGTCTATGCCAGCGGTCGGGAAGCGGATGGTCGCCTTGCCTTCCGCGCCCTCGACCCAGCCGCGCTCGACGACGCCGACCTGGCTGTAGGTCGAATAGGCGCTGTGCGAATCTAGCGCCGGCGCGCCGAGGTTGAGCCGCTCCAGATTGATCGCCTCGCGGCTGACCGTCAGGATCTCCTCGAAGGGCACCGACGAATCCCAACCGGTCCAGCGGCGACGGCGCACGGCCGCGCCGGTGGTGAAGGCGACCGTGACGGTGCGGGCGGCCACGTCGATCGCGCCCTCGGCGATCGGCGCAAGCCGGGTCTGCATCGGCAGAACCGAGGGGATTTCACGGGTCTGCATCGGCGGGCTCTTCCTGCGGCGCGGGGGCCTCGGTGATCTGCTGGCCCGTGCGCGTGCGCTGGCGGGCGTCGGTGTCGAAGATCGCGCCGGCGGCGTCGGCGGCGTCGAAGAATTCGGCGTATTCGGCCATCACGGCGCGCCAGTCGCGGCCCCATGCGCCGATGAAATCCTGCGGCGACATGCGCCCCGCCCGGACGGCGAGGATGTCGGCCTCGAGATCCTTCTTCGGATCGACTGGCTCATGGGCCGGCATGATGACTTGCGCCGGATAACCGCCCTGGCGCGGGCGCAGCCGCCCGGCGAGGATGGCCCGGTCGATGAAGCGGGCGATGACCCGGTCCAGAACCTGCGGGGCCAGCGCGTGCCACTGCACATCCGCCGTGAACCGGCGCTGCTCCAGCAGCCCGGCCCGCAGGCTCGAATAATTGGCCTGGCTCAGATCGCCGGTGAGCTGGTGATAGGTCAGGCCGATGCCGGCCGCGATGCCCATCAGCGAGGCCCGCGCGATCGGCTCGAAGGCGGTGTTGGAGGCCGGCGCGAAGGCCTGCATCTCCTCGCCCTGGCGCAGATACTGCACCATGCCGGGCCGGACCTGCTCCAGCCGCGTCGGCGGCTCGCCGGGCTTGCCGGCCACCGCGCCGCCGAGGCTCGACGCCGAATCGTTCGACTTCACGAAGATGCCGATCGAGGCCTCGAGCCGGGCCTTCACGACGAGCGCGTCCATCACGTCGGCGAAGTCGCGCGCCGCCATCAGCACGGGGGCAAAGAGCGGCACGCCGCGCACCTGGCCGGGCCGGATGCGGCGATAGAGATGGCAGACCTGCTCGCGGGGGACGAGCGTGGACAGCGGCAGGCCCGTGCGAAGCTGACGCCAGGGCTCGCCGGGGGCTTGCCTGTGCAGCCAGTAGCCCAGCCGCTCGTCATGTTCGCCGAGCTCGACGCCGAGGCGGGCGCGGTTGCTGCCGGAGATGATCGAGCCGGCGTCGCGGGTTTCGTCGATCAGGTCGCCCTCGCCGACATGCAGCGCGAACGGCACAGGGCGGCCGTCGTTCAGCGGCCTGTCGAGCATCCGCATGATCGCGTCGCCGCCTTCGAGCGAGGCGCGAACCAGCAGCGAAAGCAGCCCGGTGAAGTTGGTCTCCCCCTCGATGTCGCAGGCCTTCGCCCATTCGTCCCACAGCGCCTGCGCCTGCCTGACGGCCGGGCCGGTGCCGGAGAAGCGCACCGAGAGGTCGGGCGAGACGATGTGCGTGGCGTGAACATCGAGCGCCCGCGCGCCGATGAAGGTATTGCGGACAAGCTCGCGCGATCGTTCGCGCAGGACAGGAAGGGCCCGAGAGAGCGAGCCGTTGGCGGATTGTTCGCCGCGACGGAACGAGGCCGTGCGGCGACCGTTCTGCGCGGCGTCATAGCCCCGCGTCGCCTCGAGCGCCTGGCGCGCGATTTCACGCCGATAGGCCGTCGCCGGCGAGAAGTAGCCGATGGCGGCGTCGAGCACGTTCATGGCGTCAATCGCGATCGAACTGCGTCAGCGCGAAGCGCTGCGGCGCGAGCGGGCCGGCGACCTCGGCGATCATGTCGGCGAGCGTCTCCTTCATCTCGGCCAGGGACCGGAACTCCTGTTCGCGGCGGGTTTCGCCCGAACCGAAGCTCGCCTTGCGGACGCCGGTCGCGATCGCGCGCTTCAGCGCGTCGATATCGTCCTGCGTCCAGGCCATGAGGTCACCAGTTCGCGCCTCGGCCGCCCAGCCAGTCGTCGACCGGGGGCGTTGCAGGCTGGGGGGATGGTTCGGGAGCCGGCAGGGCCGGCGCGGTGAAGAGATCGCGCCGAGTCGCTTCGGCCGGAAGGCCGCGATGGCGCGCGAGCGCGGCCCATTCGTCCTGCGTCGAGGTCGAAAGGCCGAGATATTCGGCGAGCGCGCGGTTGTAGACCTTGCAATCGAGCAGATGGTTGTCGCGCCGGACCTTCCAGACCTTGCGGGTCCGACCCCGGAACTTCTCGTCGGCGAGGTATTCGGCCGTGATCTGCTCGAAATACTGCATGTCCAACCAGAGCGGGAAATGGCAGTAACCGTCCGGATCGCGCAATGCGCCCGATTTCAGGCCATCCTTGCGCAGATCGTCGTAAATCGTGCCTTTCAGCGACCAGGTGCCGACGGGCCAGAGCTTGCAGCCCTCGCGGATCTTGCGGCCGCCGAGATCGATGTCGACCAGCTTGGGCATGCCGATCGCCGGCAGGGCCCAGCCGTCGCGCCCGTCGAGCGCCAGCACGATGTCCTTGCCGGTGTCGGGATGCAGGCGCTGGTTTGCGCGCACCCAGCTGTAGACCACATGCGAGCGGTAGCCCGAATCGACGCCGAGCGCATCGAGCCCGCGCTTGCCGCCGAAGGCGTCGTCGAACTCGCGCCCGATGGTGGCCTTGTGCAGCAGCGCGAAGGCCTCGCCGTCTGGCGATGCCGTGTCGCCGTCGCAATAGCCCGCGTCGACCGTCCAGCTCTCGCCATTGGGCGCCCAGGCGACGATCTCGTACCAGATGCCGCGCATCTGCACGTCGGCCGCCGCGGTCAGCAGCAGCCCGCCGGGCGGCACGCGATAGCGCGGCAGGCCGTCCTCGCGCCGCTCGAAGAGCCGCACATGGTCGGGCGCGTCGCCCTTCATCTCGAAGGGCAGGCCGAGCGTCAGGTTCCAGAACGTCTTCTGCCTGGCTGAATCGCTGCCGGCCTTGACGGCGCGCTCGGCGATCTTCGCCCAGGGGACGAAGGGCGACGACATCGCGTTGAAATGATAGCCCGGCATCTTGCCGGGGCCGGGGTCGGTCGCCTTCCAGCGGCCGGCGCGCACGAGGACGTGGCGCTCGTAATCCTCGACGATCGCCCCGCAGCAGGGCGCGACGTAATAGGCCCGGTAGGGCCACTCGTCGGCGTAGCGGAAATTCGGGCCGAACTCGAAGACGTATTCGCTGGGCGCGCCCGCCTCGTCCCGGCAGTGCGGGCAGGTGACGAACCATTTGCGCTTGTCGGACGCCTCCCAATAGCGCTCGATATGCGAACCGCCCTTGATCGTCGGCGTCGAGACGTAGGCCCGTTTCCAGCCGCCATCCTGCAGGAAGCTCTCCTGCCTCGCCTCGATCATGTCGAAGGGCGAGCCCTGACCGTCGAGATCGTCGGCGTATTCGTCGATTTCGTCCTCGAAGGCCTTCTTGACCGACTTGGACCGCAGGTCCGCCGTCGAGGATGCCAGCGCCAGCGTCAGCGAGCTTGCGCCGTAGCGCTTTTCATAGGTGGTCGAGGCCTTGCCCGAGCGGGCCGTTTGCGGCGCGACCTTGGCCGACAGCGCCGACGAATGGTCGATGGCGATCTGCAGCTTCTTCGAGTTGAAGTCGGTCAGCGCGCCGTCGGTCGGCTGCACGATCATCTGATCGCAGGGCTCGATGTCGATCGTGTGCCCGATGGCCGCAATCATCAGCGTGGTGAAGCCGGTCTGGGCCGACTTCATCACGCAGAATTCGTTGACCGGGCTCTCGACCGAGGTGTGGTTGAGCGGCTCGACGACGAAGGGCGTCTGCGCCCGGCTCCACAACTCCAGCTTCCTCGGCCCGTCGGGCACGATCAGGTTGCGCTCGGCCCAGGTGGCGGGGTCGATCTGCTCGGGCGGCGTCAGCACCGCCACCAGCGCCCGCACGACGATCGCGAGGGCATCGGGGCGGCTGGGCTGCATGGTCAGTCTTCCGGGCTGTCATCCGGCGCTTGCGGGGCCTCGGGCGGTGTCAGCTTCAGGACATTGGCGAGCTCGCGGGCCATCAGCTCGCGGGTTTCGCGGGCCTTGGCCTTGAGCAGCGTGCGGGCGCCGGCCGCGCCGGTCTGGGCGACGGCGGCGGCGAGGTCGTCGGCGAGGTTCGGCAGCTGGTCGATCGCGCGGGCCAGCGCCTCGCCCGCCATCGTGATGGCGGCGGCGACATCGGCGACCTGCAGGATCTTGCCCTGCCGTTCCTCGAGGTCGAGCTTGGCGCTCTCGGCCTTGTAGGCCATGTGGCGCGCTTGCTCGGCGGTGTAGACCGGCGCGAGCGGATCGGTCGGAGGCGGCGGGGCGGCAGCGGCGTGCTGCCGCCTGGTCTCGGCGCCGGTGGTTTTGGCGAGGTCGGTCGTTTCGCCAGCGATGCGGTCGAAGGCGGCGAGGTTGACGAGCTTGACCTTGCCCTTGCCGGGCTTGGTCGAGAGCAGGCCCTTGGCGATGTACCCGGCGACCCGCTCCGAGATCGCAGCCTTGCCGAGGCCCTTCAGCCTCGCGAGTTCCGAGATCGAAACCCAGCCCGCATCCATCATGTTCGGGCCGGGCTGCGCCATGTTCGGTGTGTTCGGTCAGATTTCAGCGACCGCCGCTAGAAAAATCCCGCGCCGATTTCTCGTCGTGGGTGGGGGTGGGGCGGAAGGACCCGCGATGGGGGCGGCGTTCGCGACGCTCGGGGTCACATGCTCGCCTCCCCGTGCCGGAATGCGAACCGCCCCGGCGCGGTGGCGTCGGGGCGGGGCAGGTCTCTATTGGGATGCTCCGAACGTGCCACAATACCCCCAGCCTGTGAACCCCCACGCAACGCCTTGATATTGCGCAGGAATACGCCTTTCGAATTAAACCGCCTCAAGCGCTGTTCCGGCCTCCTCACCGCGCACATCCGCCAGCACGCCGCGATTCCACGGGTCAGCCATGGCCGCAGGACCGATGACGCGATGCCTGTCGAGCACTCCGTCCAGTTCCGCCGCCAGCACGCCGAGCGCCGCATGCCAGGTCGCATAGACGGCCCGCGCCAGCATGACATCGCCGCGCTCGGCCAGCATCGCCCTGTCGGGGCGCCCCCGCCGCACCACGGTCTGCCGCGCCCGTTCGCTGACGCCGAGATCGTCGGGCCGCGAGCCCGCTCGCGCATGCTCGATCACCAGCGCCATGAGATAGGGGTTCGTCAGCGCAGCCCAGGCATCGCCACCCTTGACGCCCTCGCCCGGCCGCACGAGCCACAAACCCTGCGCCGTCTCCTCCACAAGCCAGCCATTGGCCGCGATCTCCGCCCGCCGCCAGACCTGCGGCTCGTCCGAGCGCGCCTCCTCGATCAGCCAGTCGGCCAGCGCCAGCACATGGTCATGGACGACGAGCATGTCGTCGGGCGTCGCCACGGCCGCGCTCTGGGCGCCCAGCATTCGCGCCGCCGCGCCGGAGTTGTCGACGATGGTGCCGAGCGCCACCGCCTGCATCGCCCCGACCAGCGAGCCGCCGGGCCCGAGCCGCGCCAGCCCGAGAATGCTCTGCGGCGTCACCCTGTCGACGCGATACTGGCCATAGGCCCGGTGCAGCAGCGCCTCGATATCGATCGTCTCTTTCCCGGCCATGACCATCCCTTTCAGCCTCTGCGAGGGTTGCGAGCGTTCGGCGAGCATCGGGACCAACCCTCGCAAGCCGAATTACTGTTTAATATCAATATCTTATCTGATCTCTTGCGAGGGTTGCGAGGGTTTAAGTCGGGTATAGGCAATATCGGTTCATGGTTCGGGCTTCCCCGAAGCCCCACATGTCTATGTGGCGGGCGATAACCCTCGCAACCCTCGCGCGCCATCGCTCAACCCATTGATCGCGCTTGCCAATCCGCTTCGCGAGGGTCGCCGCCAACGCTCGCTAAACCCTCGCGACCCACGAGGCTCCGGACGCATGACAATCGCCGATCTCAAGGCGCAGCCATGCAATTCAGGCATGAGAATGCGAGCGTCGCGGTTCATCTCTCGTCTCCGTAGCGGGGGCTGCGGGGCTCGGGCCGGTCGGGCACGTCGCGCAGGCGGATGCCCTCGAAGGTGCGGATGCGGCCGTCATGCTTGACGAAGCCCTTCTTCACCATGGTCTGGCTGAAGGCCTTTTCCGACCAGGGCTTCATCGCATTGGCGAGGCACCAGCTCTCATAGGCCTCGTACAGCATGCGGCTGGGCAGGTTCGCTTCCTCGTCGGTCACGCGCACGACGCAGGCGTCGATGAAGCCCTGCACCTGGTCCATGTCGGCCCGGTAGGCTTTCGTGGCGTCCTTCACCTCCGGCGGCTCGATCAGCCCGTGGTTGAGGTAGGACAGCGCGCCCTCGAGCAGCCAGTTCAGGATGCCGGAGCGCTCGGCTGCGAATTCGGCGAGCACGGTCTCCATCTCGCGGCGCTGGTCCTCGGGAATCGTCTGACCCCAGATCACCAGCGAGAGCCTGCGCCAGATGCCGAGATCGATGCCGTCGATGCGCGGCTTGTCGTTGCCCGACATGGTCGCCTTGAAGACCGGCCGGAGCTCGAAGAAATTGCCGTAATTGTGCCGCGCCATCATCGGCTCGCCGCCGGTGAGCTGCTTGACCAGCGCTTCGCGCAGCATCTCGCCGCGCGGCAGCTCGGAGACGCGCACCAGCCGCTTGCCGGGAAGCTGCGCGATATCGGGCGTCGCCTGCCCGGCCCCGCGCGATTGCGTGCCGGTGACAGATTCCGCGTTCAGCGTGCCGGCATAGGAGCCCGTCGCGCGCCAGAGCGCCTCGATGAAAGTCGATTTGCCGTTGGCGCCCTCGCCGTAATGGAAAACGAGCTTTTGCGCGCCGATGATGCCGAGCAGCGAATAGCCGTAAAACACCTGCAGGAAGCGCTGCACCGCCCGGTTCGGCTGGCACAGGTCAAGGAAGGCCTGCCAGGCCGGGCAGGCCGCCTCGGGCGCATAGGTCGCCGGCATCATCTTGGCGAGCCGGTCCTCGCGCGCATGCTCGCGCAGCCGCACGCTCCAGGTCAGCCGCACCACGTCCGGATCGGGACAGTCGGAATCCTCGACGCGCTCGAAGACGAGCGTGCCGTTCTCGACATTGACGAGATAGGGGTCTGCGTCCATCGCCTCGACGCCGACGGTGAGATGCGGCTGGCCTTGCGTGATCATCTGGGCGATGCGCGCGCCATTGCCGCAGGACACCGAGAAATCGCGCCGCCGGCCGCGCCGCTTCGACCAGGCGGCCACGGCCTTCTTGCCCTCCTCGATCGCGAGTTCATGGCCCTTGTCGCGCTCGGCCTCGGGCACGCGGCGCGCCTCGCGGCCGGCGTCGATCGCCGCCTGCTCGGCGGGGCTCGGATGCATCACGAGGCTTTCGGCCGCGATCCAGCGTGCCGCGCTCTGCGCCAGCCGCTGCACGGCCTCGGCCGCGCCCAGCGGCTCCCAGAACCGCCCGGTCCAGACATGCCAGCCGACATCGCGCACGAACAGCATCTCCTGTCCGCGCCACAAAATAAGCCGACGGCCGTTGTCGGTGTCGTTGGGCAAAAGCCGCATCGCGAATTCGAGCCGGTCGACATGGTCGCGCCCGCGATCGGGCTGCGTCGCGCCATCCGCACCGCGAGGATTGTCCTCAGCCGGATCGACGATATCGCGGGGCTGCGGGGCTTCCGCCGCCTTGGCCTGGGCAGCCGAAATCAGCGCGCGCACGGATTCCGCCGAGAGATCGTCCGTCACCTCGCTCATGGCCTATTCCGCCGCCTGCAGGAAGCTCGGCTGCGCAGCGGCGGGCGGAAGGCCGGCCCAGACCGGCAGCGGCGCGCGCCGGCGGCGCTTCACATCCGGCAGCGCCAGCGCATCGATCGCGTTGGCGCGCAGGACAGCCTGCGCCGCATGGGGGCAGACCGAATTGCCGATCTTGTGGCGCTGCGCCGTCTCGGTGAGCGTGCCGCCGGCCGGCAGCGGCGCGGCGAGGATGTAGGTATCCGGGAACCCCTGCGCACGCGCCAGTTCGCGCGGCGTCAGCATCCGCATGCCGATGTCCCAGACGATGAAGGCTCCCACGGTGACGAACTCTCCCGGCCCGTCCCAGACGCCCTCGCTGCGCAGGAAGGCAGCCACCTGCCGAGCCCGGTCGATCCGCGCGTCGTCCAGTGGCGGCAGGTCGCACGCGCCCTCGACATGGCCGAAGCGGTCATGCGTCGTCACCGTGCGCGCCGGCTCGTCATGGCCGGCGCCTTCGCCCTGGCCGTAATAGGCGGTCAGGAACGGCGTCACCGCCGCATGGTGGTTGCCGTCGGCCAGCACGGTGCCGAGCGGCTCGTCCCGGTCGCCGCGCACGGTGTTGTTCTGCAGAGCCGAGAGATAGGCCATCACCGGGGCCTGCGTGCAGCCCCTACCGACGATGGTCGAGACCGGCTCGCGCACGTCATGACCGACCATGTCGGTGTTGTGCTGCGCGAGGTACACCGCCGCGAGGTCGCCGCCATTGCCGGTCGGAACGACGACGGGCATCGGGCGCTCGACTTCGCGCGAACGCGGTTCCTGCCCCTCGCGCTCGCCATAGCGCGGCACCAGAAAGCCTGAGACCGCCGCTAGCCCAGCCCCGCCGGCCGTGACGGTGTGCGCCGGCTCGTCGGCCGCCGTAAATGGTTTGCCGGAGTTGCGCATGGTCATCAGGTGCGGCGCGACGATCACCGTGTCGGGCTTGGTGCAGACGGTATGATAGGGCTTATCGACAGGCCGTTCGCCGCTCTGCCCCATGCGCCCGCCGACGCCGGCGAGATAGGGCGTCACGATCTGGTTCTGGTCCTTCGCCGAGGCGCAGACCGTGTGCAGCGGTGCATCGGCCGGGCGCGAGCGCCCGCCCTGCTGGGCATGGCTCACGAATGGCGTGACAAGCCCATGGGCGTCCCGCGCCGCCGCCACCGTCTTGAACGGCTCGCCCAGGCCCTGCCCCCGGAATTCGTCGCCGCCATGGTTGCAGGTGACGATGAACGGGTCGGCCCGGTCGAGCACATAGCGCTTGAAGCCCCGCGCGATGCGCGACAGCGTCTTGGCCGCCAGCGGCCGCACCACCTGAATCCCCTGCGCCTTCGCCTGCGCCCGCGTCAGAAAGATCGAGGGGCACGGCAGATGCCAGTCGATGATCTGCGCCGCAGTGCGCCAGGGCAGCTTTCGCCCGCCCTTCACATCGTCGGAGGCCGGCGCGCCATGCGTCGGCGCAGGCCAGAGGATCGGCTTGCCGTCGCGGCGGGCGACCAGGAAGAGGCGCTTGCGGATCGTCGGCGCGCCATAGTCGCAGGCCCGCAGCTCGCGCCATTCGACGCTGTAGCCCAGCGCCTCGAGCCTTCGCACCCAGCGCGCGAATTCCGAACCTTTCCGATGCGGGCAGGGCTTGCCGTCCTCCGCCAGCGGCCCCCATTGCCGCCACTCCTCGACATTTTCGAGGAAGATCATCTGCGGCGAAACGGTCTCTGCCCAGAGCAGCACGACATCGGCCAGCCCCCGCACAGACCGGGAGACCGGCGCGCCGCCCTTGGCCTTGGAGTGGTGCCGGCAGTCCGGCGAGGCCCAGAGCAGCGCCACGGGTTTGCCAGCGGTCGCCGCGACGGGATCGACCTTCCAGACATTCTCGCGCAGATGCACGGTGCCCGGATGGTTGGCCGCATGCATGGCGAGCGCCGCCTCGTCATGGTTGATGGCGATGTCGGGCGAGCGCCCGAGCGCCCATTCGATGCCCGTGCTCGCCCCGCCGCCGCCGGCGAAGGAATCGACGATCAAGCCCTGCAACATCACACCCGTTCCCTGTCGATTTCATCGAGATGCGGCGCTCGCTCGACCTGCCGGCCGCCACGGCAGCCCTCGGCCCGCACTGGCGCGGCGTTGACCTTGGCGAGTTCGCACTCCGGCAGAGCGCGCTGGCCCTCCGGCACCGTGACGACGCGCCCGTCCGCGATCGCCGCGGCGATCAGCCTGATCGTGTCGCAATCCAGTTTGACGGGAGGGGCCATCACGCCGCCCTCCCCTGCCCAAGCTGCTCGGGCGCGAACGCCGGCACTTGGGACGCAGCCAGCCCACTGGCGATCGTGCCGCGGATCTTCTGCTCGCCCGGCGACACGCCCGTGGGCAGGTTCTGCAGCAGCAGGCCCTCGGCCTCGGATTTGGCCAGATGGCCGGAGCGTACGAAGCGCGAAAGGCTCACCGCCGCCAGATAGACCGCCTGGTTGCGCTGGCCCTCACTCGCGCCGCGCGCATCCTTCAGCGCGCCCTCGATCGCGCGCTCGACATAGGCCTTCACCCGCCGGTCGTTGATGTCGCCTCCGTCGAAGCGCGAAACCGGCCGGCGCGCGGCGCGGCGGCGTTCGTCGCGCTCGGCCTGCGTCAAAAACTCGCCGGTGATGACGCCGCGCAGCCGTCGCGGCAGCGGCGGCAGAACATCCCCGCGCGGGATCAGCCACTCATAGGTCCGGCCGTCGCTCATCACGGAGGGCGGCGCGATCACATAGCCGCCCTCGCCCCTGACATCGATATGCGCGAGCGAAGCCGGGCACTCGCCGGCCTTCAGGAAGGCGGAAAAGACGTTGGCCTTGTTGCCGATCAGCCCGGTCACGGGCCGGCCCCAATGCGTCAGGTTGCCGGCCACCTCGGCAAAGGTCATCTCGTCCGGCCAGGCGAAATAGAGATGCAGGCCGCCCGATTGCGTCCGCGCGATCGCCGGCTCGGAAATCTCGCCCGTCACCGGGTCGACATGCATCAGCTGCCGGCACCAGCCGGTCAGCGCCTTCAGCATCTCCCCGGCGGGGCAATCGCGTGGATCGAGATCGACGACGACGCAAGAACTGCGCAGGCCCGTCGGAAAGCCGATCAGCGCATCGGGCCAGCGCCGCCACCAGCCCCGGATCGCGGCCTCCTCGGTCGAAGCCAGCCAATGCCCGCCATCGCGCGCACCCTTCGCCGATTCGCCCGGCAGATGCGGAGCCTTCGAGCCGGCGGCCTTGTCGGCCGTCGCCTTGCACGGAAACACCGGAAACCCGGCGGCGGCATAGGTCAGGGCGTGGTCGAGGCTGAACATCATGCCGGCACCAAAGACCGCAGGGCCTTGGCGTCGCGCTCAATGTCGCGCAGCCGCGCCAGCATCTGTTCGCAGGCTGTCCGCGAGGCCTCCGCAGCCGCACGCACGCGCTCAGCGTCTATGAGAACCGCATCGACCTTCGCGAGATACTCGGCGACGTCCTCGCCGCCTTCGCCATCGCCGAAATACTCCTTGCGCTCATGCGTCACCCAAGCACGGGGGACACCGAGGTCGGTTGCGACCTTATGGTCCGACCAGCCCCGATCATAGCGCTGCTGTTTGTCGAGATAGACATCGGCCAGCTTCATATGGATCAGGCGCTTATGCTCGCGCGTCGCTTGTGGGGGCGAAGACACGGCATCGACGGCGACGGGAATATGCGGCTTTGCCATGGTGACAGTCTCCTGGATATCGGCGGATTCGCGGTGCGCGCGGCGGGCCTGGTGATCCTGTCTGCGGGCGGAGCGGCAGCCGGGGCAGAGGTCCTTCGACGGCTTGCTGCCGACCACCCAGCCTCGGCGCTCGAAGAACGTTACGGCCATGCGCGTGGACCGGCTCGGGCCGGAGGTCAGACGAAACACCTCGCGCTCGCCGCAGGAAGCGCAGGTTATCGGCCGCGCGGTGACGGGAAGCCCCTTCTCCTGAAAGGATATCTGGCCGAACCTCCGATCGCTCACGACATCACCTCCTCAACCCGAGCGGCCCGATGGTCCGTCCTGATCGGCGAAGTGGCCGTAGATCTGTCTGCCCCCCCCCCGGACGGACTCGTCGCCGCCGAAGAGCGGCCCATGGTCGGCCGCCTTGCCGGCCGCCTTCGCCTTGGCGCGCTCCGCCTTGCGGATTGCCGGGCCCTCGACGGCCAGCGCCAGGCGCCGGGCGATGTCGGCCTGATAGGCCGGCTCGCGCTCCACCAGCACGGCGAAAAAACCCTCGCGCCAGGCGGCTTCGCCGGTCGAGCCCGAGCCGGCGAAAGGGTCGATCACGGTTCCGCCCGGCGGCGTCACCATCCGGCAGAGCCAGGCCATCAGGTCGACCGGCTTGACCGTCGGATGCTTCGAGCCGATCCGGTCCTCGGCATCGGCTTTTGCGCTGTAGAAAAAGCGGGCGGCCGAGCCCGCGTCGCCATAGAAGGCAGGCTCGACGCCTTCGGGCAGCCCATTGAACTGACCGCGAGCGACGCTGTTGTTGCTGTTACGCAGGGATGGACCCGAGGCTTTGCCCGAGCCGCCGGCCGCGCATGGAAACGCCGCGACAACCTCGTCGCTGCCGTCATGGACGATGTTGGCCGGCCAGCGGCCACCCTCATGCGCCCTGATAACCTTGTCTTGCCCTTCAGAGGCAAAGCGGCCGATCGCCGCCGATGGCGGCGAGCAGACAAAGACCCGGCCATCGATGGCCGCAGCATCGACCGCTGACATGCCGATCCGGCAACCGTCGATGTTCAACGCGCCCGTGCCGTGTTGAACGACGGTCTCCGCCACGGTCCCGGCCAGCGGCTTGCGCGCCAGCACGATCGGCTCCCATGCGGGTTTGAGCGCCGTGCCCCAGCCCTGCCATTGCGCCGCTTCGGCGGACACCGCTTCGGCGGACACCGCTTCGTGGTAGCCCCGCTCCTGGGCGGCGAGGATGAAGGGCCGCGTATCCTGCCGCGCCTTCGCGTTGCCGACGGCGGCGGCCGCTATGCGAACCTTGGTCCGCTCGTGGCCGAGATGCTTGTCGATCCCCTTCGCCACGTCGTGGCTCTTCGGAAAGCCCGAGCCATAAACCCAGGCGAGCTGGTCGCGGATTTCGAAGCCGGCATCCTCGATCGCGCAGGCCAGCCGGTGATAGGAGCGCGTGCCGCCGAAGGCGACGACATGGCCGCCCGGCTTGAGCACGCGCCATACTTGCGCCCAGAACTCGACCGAGAACGCCGTCTCGCCGGTGTCCCAGGCCTGCCCCATGAAGCCTGCCGAGGCCCGCGCATAGGCGCCCGAGCCGCCCTCGGGCACGGTGACGCCGGCAGCCCCGGCCTTGCCGAAACGCTTTCCGATCGAGACCAGCGCATAGGGCGGATCAGTCACGACACTGTCGATCGAGGCGTCCGCCAGCCCGGCCAGCACGACGCGGCAATCGCCGGGATGCAGCACCACACGCCCGCCGAGGAAGGATTGCGCCGCGCTCACCGCCCGCCCTTCCGGAATAGCGCCGCCTCAGCAGCGCTCCAGAGTGAGGCCGGCGCGTTGCGGCACGCGACGATGTCGTCCACCGTCGCGCGCTTGATGCGTAGAACGGCGGCGATGATCGCGGCCGGAAACCCGGCCCGCGCCATGCCGCGCGCCGCCGAGCGGCGGAAGCGGCCGACCCTGACGGTGACGAAGCCGCGATTCATGCGAAGCGCTCCGCCGTGACGCCGGCCGCATGCGCGATCCGCGTCGCATCCGCCCGCGTCACGTCGCGATAGGGCCCAAGGCAATCGCCGAAGAGATCGGCCAGCACATGGAAATTCGCCGCGATGCGCGGGCAGCGGCACTGCCGCCCCGCCCGCTCCAGCAGATCGGTCGCGCCGCCGATGCGGCCATGCCGGCGCAGATCATCCGCCCGCGACACGATGCGCCGGGCGAGCTCGCCGAGAGGCTGCGCCCGCACCACCGGCCGCGCAGCGATCTCGGCCGCCTGCAGCGCCCGGTTCTGCGGCGTCGCCAGCCGGAAACCGTCGCGCGTCTCGACGATCGCGTTGCCCAGCACGAGCGAATTCAGCGGCGCGGTCAGGTGACGCGCCGGCACGCCGACCAGTTGGGCAATCTCGCTCTGGCGCAACGCCGCCTCGGGTCTGGCCTCCAGCCGCGCCAGAATGCGATGCGCCACAGAGGCTTTTGGCCGGCCGGCCGGCTTGCGGCGGGGCGGATAGGGCATGCGGAAGCGCAGCGCCTTGTGGGGGGCCGGCGCCTCCATCAGCCGACCACCCGCAGGGGCGCGACACGCATCGCCGCCAGATCCTGCCGCAGCGGGGCCATCATCTTTTCGACCTCGGAGGCGGCGCGGTCCATGATCTCCGCCTCGGCAGGCGAAAGCCGCCCGTCTGCGGCCGCCGCCGCGCCCTTGGCCATCAGCTCGGCGCAGGCGCGCATCACCTCGGCATGGCGGGCGAAGACGCCGGCGGCGGTCGCCGCCTCCTCGCCGGGGTCGGACAGCCGTCGCCCGTGCAGATCCGCCAGCACGGTCGTCACCATCGGCATCTCGCAATAGGCCTCGAGCGCCAGCGCCACCGGGATGGGGATGATCGATTCATCCGTCGCCACCTGGTAGCGGCTCATCTCCGTCTTCGAGCAATGGCCGATCTCGCCGGCGCGGACCACGCCGCCGCAGAACTGCACGAGGTCGCGCGTCGCGGCCTTGATGCGGAAGAACCAGGCGTCGGAAATCGGCCGCGACATGGGGAAAGCTCCGCTGTCAACGGGAAAGCGCATGAGGCTTTCCCGTTCCGGGAAACGGGGGAATGCGGTTTGGTCGAAAGCGTCAGGTCACGGAGGGATCACCCCATGGACGAGCAGATGAAGGCGGCGAAACAGGTGAAGTCGCGCGCGACCTTGCGCGCCGCGCTGGGCGGCTGGGCAAAGACGAAGCGCGGACAGGCGGGCGCTCACGCCGCCGCCCCTGCGAGACAAAGCCCGGCCCCGGCCGGACGCGAAACCGGGTCGGCCGCGGCCGGCAGGGCCGCCGCCCCTTCAGGGGCTGCGCCGGAGTTGGGCTCGGCGGCGCATGGGGCGGCGGATCCGGAAACGGACGGACGCGGCACGCCGTCCGGCCAGAGGGCGGAGGCGGGCCAGTGAGCCGAGAACCAGGCCAGCGCCCGGTCGGCGCGATCGAGCGTGATGCTCCCGGTTCCGGCCTCGATGCGCGGCAGGCGGCGGGCGTCGCCGAGAGCGCGCTGGGAGGCGCGGGCAAGGTCGCAGCCCTCGGCGGCGCAAAAAGCCCCGGCGACGGCCATGGTCTGGTCGGTGAGCGTCATCATGGCCACGATTGATGAGGTATTTTTACCTCATCGTCAAGGCTGAAATACGCCGATACCGCGCCCAAGCGTTCAGGTAGATTTACATCATGTCCGAGCTTCTCGCCGATCGCATAAAGCAACGCCTTGCAGACCTTGGTCTTTCTGCCTCCGCCGCTTCACTGAAGGCGTCAGACGGGCGCAGCCGCGACCTCGTCAAGAACATCCTCGCCGGCCGTAGCTTAAACCCAAGGGTCGATACGATGCAGCGCCTTGCTGCAGCGCTAGAAACCACTCCGGAGCAGCTGCTCAACGGCGAGAATCCACCTCCCCCGCCCGCAGTTATTAAAGGACCGCCATCCAATGTGCGTGTCACCGAGTTGCGTTATCCGACACGGCGTAGCGCTGGCATTGCCGGACCGAGGGACCTGCCCGTGATGGGAACGGCCGCAGGCAGTCTTGGCAAAGGCGCCTTTCGTATCGAAGGCGGTGAGATCGATTACGTCATCCGCCCCGCGATCCTTGAAAAGGTCCGTGACGCCTACGGCATCTATATTGAGGGCGAATCGATGTGCCCGGTACATCCACATGGCGAGCTTCGCATCATACACCCACACCGCCCCTGCCAAATCGGGGATGATGTCATCATCGTCGCTAGTTGGAGCGAAGACGGCCCGCACGAGGCGTGGATCAAGCGGCTGGTGAAGCGCACCGCCGAGAAGCTGGTCGTTGAACAATTCAATCCAAAAGCGACGATCGAGTTCGATCGCCGTTATGTTGTTAGCTGCCACAAGGTGCTGACGATGAATGACTTGCTGGGGATGTGAGATGTACCAGGCAACGATTCGAGTAGTCGCACTGCTATTCTCGATGCCGGCCCTCGCCCAGTCTGCGAGGGACAACGCGCTGAATCATATCTCGCAGGTCATGGCGATCGAACTTGAGTGCCCAGAATACGAGGGCAGCACAGGAAATCTCGCGCTCTTGTCGGTTGGGTACAAGATCGACCTTGCGGATCGCGCCACGGCTGCGCGGATCACGTCGCTGGTTGCGGAGCACCGCGCCGGTCTGCGGGCAGCTGGGAAACAGATTGGCTGCATGGTCGGCTGGGGACTGTACGGCCCGGGCGGCGAGAACGTTAAAGGGCTGCTCCGCCGTAAGTAGTCTATTCGCCTATGAGGTAAAAATACATTATTCGCTTGACGGTGTAAAAATACCTCGGTATCCATGCCTCCATCAACCCGATGGAGGCCGCCCATGGCGTTCCTGCCCCTTCTCCCCTCGTCCGGCCCGCGCGTCCTCGGCAAGCGCCTGCGCGTCGTCGTCGAACGCACCGGCCGCAATCTCGACCGCCGCCGCCTGACCTTCGGCCTCTCGCGCGAGCTCGCCGAGGCGCTCGGCTGGCAGGCCGGAGACCGCATCGTCGTCTCCATCGGGCTTGGCTCCGACCTCGGCCGCGCCCAGCTCTCACGCGTCGAGCGGCCCGGAGCCGGCCACAAGCTCATCGCCTACGCCCAGTCCCGCGTCCTGCGCGTCTGCGTCACCACCCCGCTCGCGCTGCAGGGGCAGGACATGCAGCCCTGGCTCGACGACTTCCTCGACCCCGCCCCGGTCGACTTCGCCATCACCGACGGCGCGCTCGTCGCGCAGCTCACCGCCCTGCGTGCGGCCGAGCCCGCGCCCGGCAACGTCGTCGCCTTCGCCTGAACCCCAGACAACCCGATGGAGGCCGCCTTGCTGCAGCACCAGACCACGCCTGTCCTGGCCGGCTTGACCTGCCCGGAAGCCCGCACCGCCACCCATGACGGCTATATCTGGCCCGTCGAGAGGCGGCTGATGATCGAGACCGCGTCAGTCCGCGAGCGGATGGCGGAGGACATCGATAACGGCCGCAAGGCCCTGACCGCCGACCAGTGCTTCACCGAGGACGATCTCGTCCGGCTCGGCTGGCGGGTGCAGATGGTGCGCCTGCACGCCGGAGCGGCCTTCGCCCAGGCGAAAGCGGCCCGCAAGGCCGTTCGCCAGCCGCTCGGGCGGGCCGCGTGATGCGCTTCCCCCTCCCCACTTTGGCCGATCTCGGCGAACTCGCCTGCATCGGCCTGTTCCTCGGCAATTTCCTGTTCTGGGCCGGCGTCTTCACGGGAGCGATCTGATGCAGATCACACCCATCGTCGCAGCCGGCGAGCCCGCCCCGCACGAACTCCATGCGCTGGCGGGTGAAGCCTTCGAGCGCGCCAACAACCTCGCGCTCGACGCGATCATCCTGCAGGGCCGCGTCGCCTCGACCAGTCGCCGCCCGCTGGCGACCCTGGCCAGCGATCTCGCGGCCGAAGCCACCGCCTTCGCGGCGCTGACCGTCAAACTGGCCGAGCGCATCGCCGCGCTCGAAGCGAGGGCAGCGGCATGACCTGGCTCCAGACCGCCTCCGGCCGCGCCTTCGATCTGATCGCACCCGATTGGCGGCAGGTCGATTTCGATGTCGACGTGGCCGAGGCGCTGGCGCGCATCGCCCGCTTCACCGGCCATGTCCGCGCCGGGCCCTATTCGGTGGCGCAGCACTGCGTCGTCGGGGCCGACGCCGTCTTTCGCGAGACGAAGGACAGGAAGGCGGCGGCCGCCTTCCTGCTGCACGACGCGCACGAGGCCTATCTCGGCGACATCGCCACGCCGATCGTCTGGGCGCTGGCAGCACGTGCGCGGCTCATCGCCGACCGGACGAACAACCTGATCCATGCCGACGCAGCACTCTTTGGCGACGAACTGGTGAAGTCCGCCATCGCCTCGCTCAAGGCCGGGCTCGATCAAGCAATCTATCGCGCTGCCGGGGTCACGGCGGGAGGCCCACCCTCGGTCTTTCACGACATCGTCAAGCGCATGGACTTGGCGATGCTCGCCACCGAGGCGCGGCATCTGCTCGGCCCAGCGCCGCAGCCCTGGGCGATCCTCGAGGGCGTCGAGCCCATCCGCATGGTCGGCCGGCTCACCGTCTGGCCCTGGCCGCAGGCGGCGGACGAATACCGCGAACGCTTGCGCCGCTACCTGCCCGAGCGCTTCGCGCCGGCCACGCCCAGCCCGAAATCAGGCCCCCGCCACGACGGCGCGCGGCTGATCCGCCACCCCAAACCCGAACTGACGGAGGCCTGAGCCTATGTCCAACCGCCCGATCCGACGCTTCGCCGACATGCTGGGTCTGCTTAGCCGCGGCAGGTTCGTCGAAAAATGCGACGAGCACCTGTCCAACGCCGTGCAAACGCTCGAGGCCCTGCCCGGCGAGAAGGGCGAGGCCACCATCACAGTCACGGTCAAGGTCGTCTTCGAGAGCGGGCGGCTCGATATCCGCCCGACCGTCAAGTCGAAGCTGCCCGAGGAAAAGGGCTTCAGCGGCACGCCGTTCTGGGCGGTCGATGGCGCGCTCTCGGTCCAGCACCCGAGCCAGACCGACATGTTCGTCCGCGACACCGCCGAGGACCGCGAGCGCGGCTTCGCCTCGGCCTGATCCAAAACCCTCACCTGAAAGGCACCCGACATGACAACCGCCACCGAAACGCCGCAGGCCCCTCACGCATTCGAGCCCTTCATCGGCGAGGCGCTGAGCCAGCCGCAGGCCTTCAGCCTGATCCCCGATTCCGGCGAGGGCGTCGGCGCGATCGTCGAGCTTGCCCGCCAGACGTCGCAGGTGAAGATCGGCGATCTCGCCACGGACGGTCTCGGCTTCGGCCTGCCCGCGACCATTCCGCTGCTGATCGACCAGCGCCCCGGCGGAGCAATCCGCACGCTGAAAAGCGAGATCGAGGCCTACCGTCGCTGGCCGGAGCGGCGGGAGGGCACGGCGAGCGCCACGACGCTGCAGAGCTTCATCGACCTCGTGAACCGCCACAAGGACGAGGACACGGTCGTCTTCGCCAAGACGGCCTGGCCGGAGCCGGCGCTGACGGCTGTTATCGACTACCACGAGACCGACGGCACGGCCCGCTGGGGCAAGCACCGCATCCGCTATGCCTTCCCCGTCACCGACGAGTTCAAGGTCTGGATCGATAAGAACGGCAAGGCGATGGAGCAGGCCGAGTTTGCGGCATTCCTCGAGGATCACGCCGCCGAACTCTCGGCAGCCTACGGGCCGGAAGCCGCCGAATACGAGACGCTCTTCAAGGAGAAGTTCGCGACCCCGGCCGACCTGATCGCGCTGTCGCGCAGCCTCGAGATCCATGTCGGGGCCAAGGTCAAGCGCGCCGAGCGCATCCAGACCGGCGAGCGCACGGTCGAGTTCGTCGAGGAGCACCTCAACGGCAAAGGCGATCGCGTCGATATCCCCGGCATCTTCATGGTCTCGGTTCCGGCATTCGTCGACGGGGAGCAGGTCCGCATCCCGGCCCGCCTGCGCTACCGCATCGCGAACGGGTCGATCCACTGGTTCTATCAGCTTTATCGCTGGCAGTTCTGGCTGCGCGACCAGGTCAAAAACGACCTCATCACCGTCGCCGACAAGACCGAACTCCCGACCTTCGAAGGCTCCCCCGAGGCTTAGAGACCCGCCTCGGCACTGGCGGGGCCGGAAGGCCCCGCCCTTTTCCCTTCAACCGGACGCCCGCCCATGGCCACGAAACAGGACATCGACGCCGCAATGGCCGCGATCGACAGGGCGTTGAGGCCCAGCATCTTCGAGCGCTCGCGCCTCCTGATCTGCAAAATTCTTGGCGCACCGCCGCCGAGCGAGATGATTGCCGAATTCCGGCGCGATATTTCCACGCTCGCGCATGGGCTGCAGCTCGATGGCGATATCGCGGGCGGCGAAGCGCGAGGGGCATTGGAGAACCTCGCTCATCGCGCCGGCCTCTATGTGTCCGACGATCACGACGACGACGAGTGGGACGATGGCGAAGGCTATGTGCAGTTCGACCTCGCCCAGCTCGACGAAGCCCAGCGCCGCGCACGCTACGGCCAGATCGACGACGCCCTTCACCACCTCGAGCGCGCCCTCCCCGAGGGTTACGGCGACATCGCCGAGCGGCTCGCCCATGCTTTCAGGAGCGCCCGATGAAACTCACCCTCGACCGTTCGGCCCTGCTCAAGGCGCTGGAGCCCGTGCAGCGCATCATCGAGCGCCGCAACACCATCCCGATCCTCGGCAACGTGCTGCTGCGCGCCGACGCCGCCGGGCTGGTGTTGACCGGCACCGATCTCGACATCGAATTGCGCACCTCGACGCCGGCCGAGGTCGAGACGCCTGGCGCGCTCACCCTGCCGGCCGGCACCTTCTATGACATCGTCCGCAAGCTGCCCGAGGGCAGCCAGGTCGCGATCGAGCAGGCCGCTGCCGGCGAGCGCGCCACGGTGCGGGCCGGGCGCTCGCGCTTCCAGGTGGCGAGCCTGCCGGAATCGGACTTCCCCGACATTACGGCGGGCGAACCCTCGCACCGCTTCGCGCTGACGGCCAAGGCCCTGCTCGGGCTGATCGAGGCCACCCAGTTCGCGATCTCGACCGAGGAGACGCGATACTATCTCAACGGCGTCCACATCCATGACGCAGGCGAAGGCCAGATGGCCGCCGTTGCCACCGATGGGCACCGGCTCGCCCGCATCCATCTGCCCTTGCCCGAAGGCGCGGCCGGCATGCCCGCCATCATCGTCCCGCGCAAGCCGATCGCCGAGATCGGCCGGCTCGTGGCCAAAGGCGGCGACGCCATGGTCGAGATCGAGCTTTCGGCCACGAAGATCCGGCTGATCGTCGACGGCGCCCGCCTCACCTCGAAGCTGATCGACGGAACCTTCCCCGATTACCAGCGCGTCATCCCGTCCGGGAACGACAAGCGCGCCACCATCGACACGGACGCACTGGCCCGCGCGGTCGATCGCGTCGCCACCATCTCCAGCGAGCGCGGCCGCGCCGTGAAGCTCTCGCTCGCGGACGGCGCGATGGCTCTGTCGGTGACGAACCCCGACGCCGGCGAGGCCCGCGAGGAAATCGACATCGACTATGACGGCCCGCCCATCGAGATCGGCTTCAACGCCCGCTACCTGCAGGACACGCTCGCCGTACTCGGCGGCGACACCGTCCTGATGAAACTCGCCGACCCGGGCTCCCCGACCATCCTGATGTCGCGGGACGGGGCGGCCCTGCTCACCGTGCTGATGCCGATGAGGGTTTAGCGGTGTCCGCGCTGACGCTTGGACCGGGGAAGAGGGAGCAAGATCATGGTCGAAACATTGCCGGATGCGCAGGAACTCGCCCGCTTGGGCCAGAGCCTGAACGAGGCCGAGATCGCGTTCTTGGCAGCCGACGAGGCCAAACGTATCGCGAGCCGAAACCAGACCGCAGCGCTCAACCGATTGACCGATCACCAGAAAAAGTTCGATGCCTTCATTGAAAAGCTGAAGGCGGCGAGCCCAGCCGGCGGCATCTGGAAGCAATCGCCGACGCGCCAGAGGCTTTACGACAATGGCTGAGCGCACCGGCATCGAATGGACCGACGCCACGGTCAATTTCTGGTGGGGCTGCACCAAGGTCGGCCCCGGCTGCGATCATTGCTACGCCGAAACCTGGGCCGCCCGCTTCGGCGGCGAGCATTGGGGCGTCGGCGCGCCGCGGCGCAAGATCAAGGGTGCCGCCGCCATGCTCAACCGGCTCGACAACGACTATGCCGATTGGGCCGCAGACGCAGAATGTCGGAACGGCAACGCGAAGGCGTTCGGCCTGCCAGCCCCTCGCATACCGCTAACTCGCCGCGTCTTCATCCAGTCGATGTCGGACCTGTTCGATACCGAGGTTCCGCTCGAATGGTTCGCCGAGGCCTGGGGCAAGATCGTCCAGTGCGACCGCATCGACATCCAGATCGTGACGAAGCGCATCAGCGTCGTCGAGAAGCGCCTGGCCGCGATCGGCGTCACGACATGGCCAAAGCACGCCGGCCTGCTGGTCACGGTCTGCAATCAGGATGAGGCCAATCGCGACATCCCGCGCCTGATCGCGCTGAAGGCGAAGCTCGGCATCCCCTGGGTCGGGGTCTCGGCCGAGCCGCTGCTGGGGCCGATCGACTTTACGCAGATTGAGCCGCCGGGCTCCGAGGGCGAGATCGACGCGCTGCGGCCCCTGTCATGGCAAGAGATTTGGGACAGCGCTTGGTCGCCTGAGGCGACCAAGCTGCCCGCCGATGAGGCCATGGAAGGCTTTCTCGACTGGTACAACTTGTCAGAATTTCCCAGCGGCCTCGCCCATCCGGCGCTCGACTGGATCATCGTCGGCGGCGAGAGCGGCAAGGGCGCGCGGCCGATCCACCCGGGCTGGGCCCGCGCAATCCGCGACCAGTGCGCGGCCGCCGGGACGGCCTTCTTCTTCAAACAGTGGGGCGAGTACGGCCCATGCGAGATTCACCCGCCAGGCACGGCAGTCTGTTCCGTCATCGCGTCGAGCGGCAGGCATCTGCAGGGGCCGGAGTCCGTCTGGGGCGAACCCGGCGACGAACGCGCCGAGATTGTCGCGCGATTCGGCAAGGCCCGCGCCGGCCGGCTCCTAGACGGCGTCGAGCACAGCGCCATGCCGGAGGTGCGGCCATGACCAGCCTCGCCAAGCTCCGCCGGCGCAAGGCGCAGGCCGTCCTCGCGCTCGCCGCCAAAGAGCGCCGCCATCGCGGCGGGGTCGCCAAGGCCCGCGCCGACGCGATCGACGCCACCCATGCGTTGCTGCGGGCCGAACTCAACCACGCCCGCGCCGCGCCGCTGCTGCGGGCGCAGGCAATGCGCAACGACACCCCCGATCTCTTCCAGCCCGGAGCCTGACATGAGCATCAACCGCGCCATCCTCGTCGGCAATGTCGGCTCAGACCCTGAGATTCGCGCCACGCAGAGCGGCGACAAGGTCGCGACCTTTCGCATCGCCACCTCCGAGACCTGGAAGGACAAGCAGAGCGGTGAGCGCAAGGAAGCGACCGAGTGGCACACCATCGTCTGCTTCAACCAGAACATCGTGCCGGTGATCGAGGCTTATGTCGTCAAGGGCTCGAAGGTCGGGATCGAAGGGTCGATCAAGACGCGCAAATGGCAGGACCGTGACAACAACGACCGCTACTCGACCGAGATCGTCATCGGCCGCTTCGACGGCAGGCTCTCGCTCGAAGGCCAGCCCTCGGGCGCCAAGCGCGACGAGCATGGCTATGGCGAGACGCGGGCGAAGCCGGCGCAGGACTACGGCGCGGCCAAGAGCGGCGGAGCTTCGCCGCCCGCGACCGGCACAAGTCATCTCGACGATGACATCCCGTTCTAGGCCGACGCTGCCATGACGCTCCCCCTGCACCTGATCGACGTCGGAACCGAGACGCCTCTGCGCCTCGAGGATGCCGTGCGGGTCGCGTTCCCTGCCGGCGGCATGACGGTCGCCGGATTGCGGAAGGAACGCGACAAGGGCACGCTCGATGTCGAGCGGATCGCGAACAAGGAATTCACGACACTGGCCGCGATCGAGCGCATGAGGGAGCGATGCCGAACCAAGCCAAAGGCCCCCGCCTCTACCTCAAAGGAAAAGGCGACACCGCCCGCTGGATCATCCGCGACGGCGAGCGCAGAATCGCAACGGGATGCCGCGCTGGAGTTCGTGAAGAGGCTGAGCTCAAGCTCGCCGCCTACATCGACTCGAAGCACACGCCCGAGCGCAAGGTCCGCCGCAGCGAACTGATCGACCTGACGGACGTTCTGAAGATCTATGCCGCAGACGTCGTCAGCAAGCTGAGCGGGGCACCCCTCAAACGAGCCTCCGGGCGCCTGATGCGGCTGATCCGCTTTTTCGGCGGCAAGATGCTATCGCAGATGAGCGGCGATCTCTGCCGGGCCTATCGCGATTCACGGGGAACGGAGGGCGGCGCGAGGCGCGATCTCCAGGATCTCTCGGCCGCGATCCAGCACCATCACCGGGAAGGGTTTCACACCGAGGATATCCGCGTCTGGCTGCCGCCGCCGGGCGAGAGGCGCGAGCGCTGGCTGACGCGCGCCGAGATCGCCAGGCTGGTCTGGGCCGCCTGGAGCTTCCGTTCGGCCATGCCGATTCCGGGGCAGTACCAGACGGGCGCGCCGCCGCCGGGCATAAGGCGGCCGAGCAAACACATCGCCAGGGCGGTCCTGTTTGCCTACTACACCGGCTCGCGGCCGGGCGACGCGCTGCGCGCCTCGTTTTTGAAAGGCCCGGGCCGGTCCTTCGTCGACCTCGAGCACGGCGTCTTCTATCGCAAGCCTCCCGGCAAGCGCGAGACGAACAAGCGCCAGCCGCCATGCCGCCTCGGCACGCGCATTCTGGGCCATCTGCGGCGCTGGCGCGACCGCAAGGTCTGCGCGAGCTTCGCTGTGGAGTATGACGGCGGCCCCGTGCTGTCGATCAAGACCGGTCTGCACGCCGCGATCGCGCGCGCCGGCCTCGAAGGCGCGATCTCGACCTACACGCTGCGTCACTCCCGCATCACCCATCTGATGCAAAAGGGGATCGACGCATGGGAAGTCGCCGGCAATGTCGGCACGTCGGAAAAGATGATCCGCGATCACTACGGCCACCACGACCCCCGTGCCCAGTCGCGGGCCGCCAACGGCTGA